GTGAATTAGAATGAAAGCAAGTAGAGGAGAGATTACAATAAGTGAAATTTTAACAGAAGCAGGGTTGAATTTTGTAGAAGAATATAGTTTTAAAGACCTTTTGTCTAACACCGGTAGACCGCTAAGATTTGACTTTGCCGTTTTTGATGATGACGGTGATTTAGATTTTTTGATTGAATATCAAGGTATTCAACATTATCAACCAAAAGAAAAATTTGGTGGATGGTCAGGTTTAAGAAAACAACAATTTAATGATATGCAAAAGCGAGAATATTGTAAAAAGCATAATATTAAGTTAGTTATTATTCCTTATACAGACGAATGTATTTTAAACTTTGACTATATTATGACTAAAGCAGGATACTAAAGGAGATAAGAAATGAGAGATAGAAGATTTGTTAATTCTGAGACAAGAAATCTATCTATGCGGATGTCTAGTCGTGTAGATGACTATCCTTTAGATTCTTCTGGGATTGTTGATTTTTCAAAAATTAAAGTTGGCGCGCAAACTCTTAATGATGCGGTTGTTACTTACCCATTAAAAAAGGTTAAACCACAGTATTCTGATAAAGAATTTGTATTAAGAGCTATTGATCAACATGACACTGAAACCGTAAAAAGAATATCTCAATTTTATTACAATACAAGCGGTATTTATTCTCGCTTATGCAGATATTTAGCTTTTTTATATAGGTATGATTGGTATATTGTACCATATATTAATGGTGGTGATACTTATCCTGTTGATAGTGAGAAAGGTGATATTGCTGCTAAAGATGTAAATAAAATTTTAGATAACTTTTTTAAGGTTTTAAGATATTTAGATAACTTTAGAGCTAAATACATGCTTGGTGAAATTGCCTTAAAGGTTATTAGAGATGGTTGCTATTATGGATATATTATTCATACTCCAACTGGTCCTACTATTCAAGAGCTTCCTTCTGAATATTGTAGGTCAAGATATAGAAAAGACAATCATCCAGTTGTAGAATTTAATATGAGATATTTCTTTGATTTATATAAAGATGAAGATTATCGTCTGAGAATTGTAAACTTATTCCCTGATGAATTTAAAAAAGGTTACAGATTATATTGTAAAGGTAAATTAAAAGGGGATTATAGTGGCGATTCCGCGGGCTGGTATTTATTAGACCCAGATTATGCTGTTAAATTCACATTAAACGATAGTGATATGCCTTTAATGGCTTCTGTTATTCCAGCTATTATTGATTTAATTGAAGCTCAAGAGTTAGATAGAAAGAAAATGGCTCAGAAACTTCTTAAAATTATTATTCAAAAATTACCAATTGATAAAAATGGTGATTTAGTATTTGATATGGAAGAATCGCAGCAACTTCATAATAATGCGGTTAAAATGTTAAGTCGTGCAATTGGAATTGATGTTTTAACTACTTTTGCAGATGTTGATGTTGCGGATATGGCAGATAGAAATACTACAACAACAGTAGATGATTTAGCAAAGGTTGAGCGTACTGTATTTAATGAAGCAGGTGTTTCTCAAATGCAATTTAATACTGATGGTAATATTGCATTAGAGAAATCAATTTCTAATGATAGTGCTATGATGAGTAATCTTTTATATCAATTTGAAGAGTTTATGGATAGACTTTTATTAAACTTTAATAAGAGTCCAAAAAAGGTATATTATAAGATTTCTATATTACCTACAACAATCTATGATTATAAAGAACTCTCTAAATTATATAAAGAACAAACTCAAATGGGCTATTCAAAGATGCTTCCTCAAATTGCTCTTGGATTACCGCAAAGTACAGTATTAGCTAATGCTTTCTTTGAAAATGATTTATTAAATCTTGTTACAGTATTTGTTCCACCATTAACTTCTAATACAATGAATGCTGATGCGCTTGCGCAACAGCAAACAGGTAGAAGAAGAACTGGACTTACTATGTTAGATGGTAACGAGTCTGATGGAGAGGGTGCGGGCCGCCCTGAAAAAACTGATGATGAAAAATCAACCAAAACTCTTCAAAACCTTGAAAGCAAAAATTAAATATATAAGAAGGAGGAATATGTAAGATGAATAGTTATCAGTCTATTGCAACTATAAACTCTCCAGAGTTTATAAACTTACAGCCTCTTGATATAAATCCTATGATGTCTAAATGTGAGATTAAAGTCTTATATTTAGGCAAAAATAGGAATGGCACCAGTATAAATAAGCAAGCCGCAACAGAAATGGCAAAGACTTTAAGAGGCGCTCCTATTGTTGGTTATTATAGAGAAGAAAAAGGTGACTTTTTCGATCATGGTGACCAGGTAATCTATGATGGTGAAGGAGTACATTTTAAGACTTTGACAAAACCTTATGGTTTTGTTTCTCCTGATGCAGAGGTTTGGTTTCAAGAATTTGAGGAATTTGATGAAACAGGAGAATCAACTGTTAGAACTTACTTAATGACCACAGGTTATTTATGGACTGGTCAGTTTCAAGAAGCTCAACAATTATTTAATGAAGGCGGGAAACCGCAATCTATGGAATTAGACGAAAATTCTTTAACAGGATTTTGGTCAAAAGACGAAAATTCAGAGTGTGAATTTTTTATAATAAATGACGCAATATTTTCTAAATTATGTATATTAGGTGATGATGTAGAACCTTGTTTTGAAGGTGCTTCAGTTACCGCACCTAATATAAGCAAGAATTTCACATTAGATGATAATTTTAAAAAGACATTATACGAAATGATGAAAGAATTGCAATATACTTTACAAGGAGGTAACTACAAAGTGGAAGATGATGTAAAAAAGAAATCAGCTGATTCATCTGCAATAGTAGAACCTGAAGAAGTTATTGAACAGCCTGTAGAAACACCTACAGAGCCAGAAGAAAATAATTCGACTGATAATACTGTTGATAACTCAACTGTAAACTCAGAGGAAGACACATCACAAACTGATGATAATACTGGCGCTGATGCTGGAAATAATGAAGATGCCGGTGTAGATACTGGTGATAGTGGTAATACTGATGCTAGCGGTGATGGCGGAGATTCTGGTGCCGCTGATTATGCTAAAGCTGATGAAGAAAAAGAAGATGATAAAGAAGAAGAGAAAGATGATGATAAAGAAGAAGAGGATGATGAAAAGAAAAAGTATTCTTTATTATTAATTCAATTTGAAGAACTTCAAAAGTCTTTTACACAACTTCAAGAACAAGCTGATAGTGCTCAAAAAGAACTTGCTCAGTTTAAAGATTATGCTGAAAAAGTTGAAAATGAGAAGAAAGATGCTTTAATTGAAGAATTTTATATGCTTTCAGCTGATGATAAGAAAGATGTTATTGAACATAAAGCAGAATATACTTTAGATGAAATTAAATCTAAATTAGCTGTTATATGTTTTGATAAAAAGGTTGCTTATACAGCCGCAGATGACAAAGATAATATTAAAGATATGACTGTTGTTATTGATTCTAGCGAGCAAACACCTGCTTGGTTAGTCGCTGTAGATAATCATAAAGCTCAGTAATTTTATAAGGAGGAAATAGAAAATGGCAAGTATTAAGAGAAAAGGTTTCGGTCAAGTAGAGCCTAATCATCTTTCTGCTCAGAGAACAGGACAGATTTATGCTCAGCTTATTGCTGATTCAAACCTTAATATAATTGAAAATGGTCAGTTTTTAAAATATGACTACCAAAATAGAAAAGCTGTTGCAAATGCTTCTGTTGCAGGCGAATGGCTTTTAGTTTATAATGAAGAAAAGTTATACGACCCAAGACGCCAGAGCCATAAGGACTTCGCTATGAAGAAAGTCGATGCTGTTGATGGTGAAATGGTACCAAGACTTTTCAAGACAAATATTGGTGATATTTTCACAACAAACACACTTGGGGCTAACACATCTGAAGATGCTGAAACTACAGCTGTAACTGTTGTTGAGGGAGATACTCTTGTTGTTGGAAGTACAGGTTATCTTGAAGTACTTGGACAGAGTGCAACTGCAACTGCACCTGCATTTAAGGTAGTTGCTATAACAACAATGCCTGATGCTAATGCTGATTATCCTGCTGTTAAGTTACAGCGTATATTATAATATAAAGGAGGATTAAAGATATGTCATTACAAAAGAAAGACCTTATTACTCTTGCTAAGACAGTTGCAAAAGCTAATCCTTCTGCTGCTGTAGCTTATAGCCTTGGTGATAAGAAATATAGTTATGCTGATTTAGACCAGACTCTTCGTGCAGAACTGAAGGAGATTGCTGGTACATACGCTCTTTATAGAGAAAATAAGAACATTCTTTTCGAGCTTATTGAGCAGGTTATTGATGAAGTTCTTCCTGCAAGAGTTATCGAACAGTACGGAATGTTTGCTGATATTCGTACATTTGCACAGGGAGATAAGCCTATCTTCTCTGTAAAAGCTTCTCAGGCTTCAAAGCAGAGAGCAAAGAAATTCGTAACAAAAGTTGGTTTAGCTGGTGTTTACGAAGTATTCAAGCTTGATGGATATACATTAGAAGTTCCTACAGAGGCTTGGGGCGGAGCTGCTCAGATTGGTTTTGAGGAATATCTTGATGGTAGAATCGATATGGCAGACGTAGTTGAGATTATCAATGATGGTCTTAATGAGTGTGTATATCGTGAAATCGCAAAGGCTCTCAAGACTTGCGTAAGCAATATGACTGCTCCTAATAAGGATTCTGATACAGGATTTGTACAGGCTAAGATGGATAATCTTCTTCAGATTGCTGATGCATATGGAAAGGCTACTATTTACTGTACATTTGAATTCGCTGCTAAGATGGTTCCAGATAATAACTGGATTTCAAATGAGCAGAAGAACACAATGTGGAATGTAGGATACCTTGCTAACTACAAGGGTCACAATGTAATTATCCTTCCTAACTCTTTTGAAGATGCAACAAATACTCAGAAGGTAATCGATCCTTCATGGGCATACATCATCCCAACTGGCGCAGATAAGCCTATCAAGATTGCTTTTGAAGGCGATGCAGCAGTTAGAGAGTGGGAAAACAAGGATTGGTCAAGAGAAATCCAGACTTACAAGAAGTTTGGTGTAGGTATGGTTGGTATCAACGCAGGTATCTGCGCATATCAGATTACTGCTCTTGCTCCTACAGCTACAACACTTGTTGCTCATGCAGCACCTGGACTTAGCGAAATTAGACAGTAATTTATAAATTAATATAAAGGGAGATTTTTATAATCTCCCTTTATACCTATATTTGGAGATAAAAGGAGAAAAATCATGATAGATAAGAATAAAATCGTTGTTGTTCAAAATAGAGGACAAGGTAGAGTTGGTTATAATATACCGGATTTAGGAAATTTACAGAGAGATTTCCAACCAAATGAAACTAAAGAAATTACTTACGAAGAGTTATTTAAACTTTCTCAAGTACCTGGTGGTATGTATATTATTGAAAATTATTTAATCATTAAGGATGAAGAAGTTATTAATTCATTATTAGGAGAAGTTGAACCTGAATATAATTACACTGATGAAGACGTCAAGAGAATTATGATAGAGGGAACTTTAGATGAATTTGAAGACTGTTTGAATTTTGCTCCTACAGGAGTAATTGAATTAATTAAAACTTTAGCAGTTTCACTTCCTTTGAATGATATTAATAAGAGAGAGTTAATTCTGAAGAAAACTGGTTTTAGTGTTACTAATGCTATTAAAAATATAGAAGAAGAAGAAGTTGAGGATACTAAGCCAAAGAGAAAGGCGGCAATCCCTAATAGAAAGACAGTTGTTTCTGATACACCGGTAAGAAAGGCTGTTAAACCTGAATAAGACATAAAGGAGGAGTGGCACAATGACAGAAGTTACAAAAATTTATGATGCATTTCTCCGTCAAATTACAGATGATATGTATATGGAATTAACTAAAGAGGATACAATGGGTATGCTTGCAGAATTGCTTGATTCCGCAATTCCCTGGTTTGAATTTCCTCGTAAATCATTAGAAATTCAATATGCTGAAGATGAAGATGATAAAAGCTACTTTTTAAGTGATTTAAATAGCGAAGAAATAAAAATTCTTGCTATGTATATGACTGTTGAATGGATTGGTCAACAGCTTGCAAGTATTGAAAATATCAGAATGAAGTATAGTGGAAGTGATTTTAAATTAACTTCTCAAGCTAATCATATGTCTAAACTTCAAAGTATGAAAAAAGAATATGAGCGAGCTGCATTTCATTTACAAAGATTATATAAGCGAAGAAAGAAAGACTCTAATGGAGTTTATCGTTCTACAATGCATACTATTATGGAAAAACCTGTTTATCCTTTCGCGCAAGGAAACGAAGACCCTGAAACACAATCAGAAGGGTATCCATATGAAGACTAAATATAATCTTGAAGTTAGTTATGATACTCTTAGTCAAAGCTTAAAAAGAAATATAAATTTAGTTTATAAGCTTTTACCTATGCGCGAAGAAGGTAGTGATTGGGAGAAACCATTAGAAACTATTATAGAAGAATTAGTTGGAATGAATAGATTGGTTATCGACTTACAATCTGAGTTATTTCCTATTATCTGTAAATTGGAAGGTTTATTTAGTTTAGTTGAAGATGAAGATATGTCTTTGTATAGAAGAACTATTTTTGAATGTTTAGCTTTACTAAGTAAAATAAAGATATGAGCGCATTAGATAATATGAGAAAAAGATTACAGTATAATGGTGGAGAAAAACAGCAAAGTCGAATGATAGAAGATAAATTAAGAAGTTTAAAAAGTAGTTTTAAATCTTCTTATCAAGCTGGAACCATAATACTTGATAATCCTGATTATATAGAAGGTTCAGAAGAACCTAAAACGCTTGAATTTCGTTGTTTGATGAATCCAGATAAAATGACATTTAATGAAGATAAAAAAATGTTATCTATTCCATTTGAGGATGTATGTTTAAATAAACCACGAGTAGGTAAAACTAGTGATGGCATTATTCCAGTTCCAATATCTTGTGGATCTACCTTTATATGGAAAGAAACGGATACCCGCTGGTTAATTACACTACAGTATTTAACTGAATTAGCTTATTTTAGAGCTGATGTTAGAAAATGTTTTAATTATCCTATTACCATTAATGAAAGAACTTATTGGTTTGCTAGTGTTGGACCAAATCAAGAGTCTATAGAGTGGTTAAAACATAATAAAGAAGAATGGAATAAATTAAATTATACACGTATTATATACATTAAAAGAGATTCTAATACTTATAATTACTTTAAACGTCATAATATAATTAATCTACCTAATATCAATGGTGAGTTAGAACCATGGGAAGTTCAAACTGTTAATTCAAATGCAGTTGAGAATATTTTAATTATTCATGTTAAAGAATATTTTACAAATCAGTTTGAACCTGTTAGTCAAGAAGAACAACAAAAAATTCAAGAAGAATATGAAATTAATGAAGATTATGTAGTTAAAGTTTATGACCGCTTCTCTTTTAGAACTACTTTTGTTCAAGATGCGCTTTGGGAAATAAAAAATAAAACTACAGGAATTAATTTAAATATAGATGCAGTTGTATCAGAGAATGATACTATTGCTACTTTTCAGTTATTAACTGGAAAAACGGGAGAATTTGATATTTATTATAATAATGCTTGTATAAAACATATTGTAGTAGAATCAATATAGAGATAAAAGGAGTTAGGCTATGCAAAGAAATGCTTTATTAGACCCTATACAATCTTCTTTTTTATCTTGTGAAAAAGATACTGAGATTATTTTAAATAAATTATTTGCAGAAAGTGGTAAATATAGTAATTGGTTAAAACGATTACTTATTATTAATACTCCAGATTGTTTAAATCCTAATATTACAAGATATGATGACATAGTTGATTCATATTCTGTACAAGATTTATTTAATAAAAAATATATTAGGACTACACCGCGTTTAGAATTTGATGAACATGAAGATGTTCAATCCTACATTCTTTTATCTTTTGATAATTTTACTACTAATAGTGCAAATAATCGTTTTAGAGATTGTATGGTTAATTTTGATATACTATGCCATACAAAACAATGGCAAATGGATGGTTTTAGAATTAGACCTTTGATGATAGCTGGATACATAGATGGTATTTTAAATTTAAATAAATTGTCTGGAGTCGGACAATTTTTATTTCTTGGTGCTCAAGAATTAATATTAGATGCTAATTTAGCAGGATATACTATTTCATATGAAGCAGTACATTTTACAGAAGATGATGCTAAATTAGAATCATTATCAAGCAAATGAAAAAACGAACCCCTATAGTTCCTTATATTTTACTTGATACGAGAGCGCCAATACCTTTTCCTGAAGCCAATATTACAATCTATCAACCCTCGATTAAAGAAATTGGGATGAGTGGTTTAGAGTCTAATTTTATAATTGGATTAAATGCATTGACTAAAAATTACCAATTCGAGGACAAAATAGATTTATCTCAAATGTCTAATTTTGATGTATTAATGACAGTAATCCAAGAGAAGTCAGAAACAAGTAAAAAAGTTGTTCGAGCAATTGAACAAGTTTTATATTTAATTTTTCCTAACTGTAATATAGTTTTTACTCCGAGGTCTATTATTTTACAGGAGCAAACTTCTGAAAATGAAAAAATAATTCATATGATAGATACAAGTAATTTTGATAAGTTTAGCCAAATAATTTATGATGCATTTTGTCTCATTGAGTTTGGTGATAATATTCAAGATGATTACAATCCTAGCGGTGACCGCGCTCGCGCAATAATAGAGAAATTCAAAAAGAAACATGAATATCTTGCTGAATTGCGAAAGGAAAGAGGAGAGGATAATGCTATGGATAGTATCTATTGTAGATATATGGATATTCTTGCAGTAGGTTTACAAAAAGATAAAAATACTTTATCTGACTATTCTGTTTATCAACTAATTGAAGAGTTTAAACGTTTCCAATTAAAAGAAACATTTGACTATACGTTTCAAGCTAAAATGGCTGGAGCGACAAAAATTAAAGATGCCAAAGATTGGATGGGAGCTATTCACTTTGGCGAAAAAAATGATGAATAATTTAAAGGAGGAAAAAACATATGAAATTTGGTGTTCGCGAGTGTGCAAACATAGTGTTCAGAGCTAAAACTCCTACTAATATTGGTAAGTATAAGTTTAAAGCTGGACAGCCTGTTCTTTATATTGATACAGCGACAACTTCATCTGTTGAGCAAGCTACTACTACTGTATATGCACAGGGTGGTAGAGGTAATGTTCGTCTTATCTCTTGGGAAGGTGAGAAAACTCTTACTTTCACAGTAGAAGATGCGTTACTTTCACCTATTTCTCTTGCTATGCTTTCTGGTGCAGACCTCTTCCAGGGTTCTTCAACAGTTAGTAAGGTTCATTTCCATACAACAAGTACAGCTACATTAAAAATTGCTGGAACTGGAGATAGCCAAGTAGGTATTGTTGATTTAAGTTCTGTTCTTGGTAGCGCTGAAACACTTTGTCCTACAAATGATTCTCCAATCTATGTTATTGTTACTGAAGGTGACGGTAGCTTAACTGGTGAAATTATTGAAGGAAGCAAGGTTGAAGTTGGTTCTTATGATGGAACAACATTCACACCAGCAAGCGGAAGCGGTATTTATCAGGCTATTAGAATTACAAAGCCTACATCTGCAGGAATTCAAGCTTGGGCAGGTGCTGCAAGAACATTTGCTGATGGTGAGCAGATTGCTGTATTCGTAGATTACTACCTTGATAAAAATGCAACAGCAGTTGACGAACTTCAAATCGCTGCTGATAACTTTGCTGGTAACTATTATGTAGAAGCTGACACATTATTCAGACGTAAGAGTGATGGTGTTGATATGCCTGCTAACTTAACATTCCCTAATGTTAAGATTCAGTCAAATCTTACATTCTCACTTTCTGGAACTGGTGATCCTTCAACATTTACATTCACAATGGATGCTCTTCCAGGATATACTTATTTCGATAAGTCAAGAGAAGTTCTTTGTGTAATTCAGGTTATCGAAGACCAGACAAATGCTGATAAGGTTATTAACCCTGTAATGCCTCATAATGAGACACTTGAGCATAAGGCAGATGAAATTGATGATATTCACTACATTGGTTTCGGAACTGGCGCAGGTTCAACAACAGGTAATGCTGTAATTGAAATTACAGGAGCAGCTAGTACAGTTGCAGTAGAGGGTACTTTAGCTCTTACAGCAACTTCAATTCCTGATGGAGCTACAGTAACATGGGCTTCAAGTGACACAACTAAGGCTACTGTATCAAATGGTACTGTAACTGGTGTTGCAGCAGGTAAAGTAACAATCACAGCTAGTGCAAGTGGATATACAGCAGGTACTTATGAAGTAACTGTAACACCAGCTGGTTAATAAAAATTTATATGCGGGAG